GCGCAGCTCATATTCACCAGCAGATGGGAATGTGAGCTCCAAGGTGGTAAAGAATGGCCTCTGGGTGGCAGCCGTGACATTGATTGCGCCATCAGCACCCTGTGTTCCTGTGCCGCTTAATTTGTGCGCCAGGCCGTTATAAGGCAGCCAGTCGGCATCACCGACTTTGCGATACTGGACACGAATAGTGACAGACCGATTTCCAATGTCTCCAGTGTATTTATCAATTGCGCCCATACCCTGGCCAAACTGGAAATCAATAATTGCAGAATTGCTTTTGTCGGTGGTGGTACTTGTGCGCCAGGTGCCATTGATCAGCTTTAATGAATAGCCAATCTGGAATACATCCTTGTTGTAATACTTTAGAGGATCGCCTTTTTTGAATGATGGATAGATCTCATATTGCAAATCTTTATAGGTATCGATCGGATTTTCTCCAATCATCATGTCCTCTAATTTGATCGGTCCGTATCCAAAGTCAAATAAAAGATACATATACTGATCATTGCCGATTGACTCGACATAGGGTTTGGCAGCATAAGTCGGTGCCATTTTCACCTTGCCATAAACCCTGGGCACTGGTGAATATTGGAGATTTTGATTGGTATCAGCATTAAATCCATAGGTGGGATCTACCTCGGAGCTGGCCATATTCAGCTTGAGAGCTGCTGTGCCTCCGATTGCAGCTGCTGAGAAGATTGGCTCTGGTGTTATTGATAAGCCGGTGAGTTGCAGCTGTGGTGGTGGGAATAAAGCATTGACCAGCATATTTCCGACCAATGTGACCGCCATTGCAGCAACAGCAGCCAAAACTGGGCCAACAACCGGGGCAAGCGCAACCGCCACCGCAACAGCAGCAACAGCAACCACCACAGATACGATGGTGCCCAATATATTTCCACCGCCGCCCTGGGGGACAACCATGATGTATATGGGAGCGTTGTGCTTGACCCTAACTAGATGCCAGGCCTCTTTGGGTATGTAATCATCACCAATTTTGACAACCAGATAATCCTGGATCCACTCATTGCCCTTGGTGGCTGATTCGATAATCCACTGCGCAGATGCCCCGTCTGGGAACTCGATTACCTGGTAATCACCAGGCAGCCCGGCAAATGGATTGTTTTTAAAGAGTGCATGGCCGATAGAATCCGACAATTCTGTTTTTCCATGAGTGGGAATCAAGCCTCTCGATTGCTGAGTCGTGTCCCTCAAGGGAGTGCAGGAATGTTGTTTCATCAATCCATAGTCCTAAATGACATATATATTGTCCAATTCGCAGGGTAATTATATCGCCCAGCCGGGGTGATTGGATAGGTATAAATTCTGATTTTTCATGGTTAATTAGGACATTCAGCCCCTTTGAATCTTTAGGGTCGGTATATTGACCTGACCAATCGGGCAAAGTAATCCCATTTATTTCATGGTGAAATAAAGTCACCAGGCCAGCACAATCAACCCCATCCCAGGAGCTCCCTTTTGGCACATATGGGATCCCTATAAATCGTGAGAGATCCATCTATTTGAATAGGCCGGGGAAATTATTTGGCAGATATCGCTCTTTTGGGAATGAGGTATTGAGAAAGTCATCGACAGTGCAATTGAGGGTGATGGTGTCTTTGTTGTAATCAATGGATGACACTCGCATATTGCTAATCTCCGCCTCAACATAGCCAGGAGTTGATGCCAGGATCAGCTCAATGGTTACATCAAGCAAGCCATTGACTGATCGGAGTATCTCGATTAATTCCAGGGAGGCATTTTGGCAAACCAACCTTACTGATGGCAGCGTATCGCCATCATCCGGCGGCAGCGAGAGCTCCAATGGGAAAGCCTTATAGGTAAAGCCTCTGGAGACAATATCCTCCAGATTGTTTACCAACCTGACAGGCTGCTCCAATGTTAGATGGGTGAATGTGACCAGGAATAGAAAAACCTCCCCAGTATTTGGCTCTAAAACTGCCTTGATAAGTTTGTTTGAGAATGCCATCAGACTTCCTCGAATTCGCAGGATATTTCCCAATTCATTGGGCCAACATAGGTAATTGATGGGGCCCGCATAAACTTGAGTGATATTGGGGTCTGTTTAATGGGGTGGATCCAATCAAATGGGAGGGATCCTTGCGCCAAATCCAGCCTATAAAACTCCATAAACACCGCATACTGATCTTTATCTACCCACAAATTCAATTTTGGAGTTGATCGTAGCCTGGAAAATCGTGGGCGGGACATACTGGGGCCAGCCTCTGGTTTGCTGCGAATCACACCATCTTCAATGCCCTCAGTAAAATCCTGATTGGGCATGTCCTGCAATTGGCCTGGCCATATTGGATTTGCCATTATCTAGTCCCCTGTCTGCGAATGCCGTAAGTGTTTGACATCGACTTATCAAAATCGCCTTTTGCGAATCCATCAGCGACAGCCTTTTTGATATAAATATCAATAACGCTCATGCCGTTGTCATCTTTGCGCTCTTTGGTCTCAACCTCACCGCCGGATTGATTGAATATGTTTACCTGGGTATTGGAGCCGCCGCCACCAGCCACCCCGAGTTTGCCCTGGGCATCTCGCTTGAGAGGCATGATTGCCTCTGCGCCAGCCTCTCCAGCCAAGCCGGTCCTGCCTCCTGCCATCGGGAAATAGGATGGGCTCGAAACCACTCCGCCCTTAGCAAATGGGATGACATTAGATGACCCGGAACCTATGCCACCCGCAAACACATTTCCATTCGCAGATGGCACTGGTGGCCCGACAAATCCAGGGGTCGATGCTGTGTATGTTGGTGAACTAAAAAACCCGCTGCCAACCATTGCAGCCTTGAGGGATCTAATTAATGGCTCAATGATCATGATCTTGACGATTGTGTTTTGAATATCTACCGCCAGGCCAGCCATTACTTGGCCAAATGATTTGCCTGCCAGCATTGCGCCAGTGAAGGCATTTGTGAGTGCATCTCCAAAACTATTCACCACCCTATTTGAATTCGCCAATGTGGTGCCAGCCCTAAAAACAGCTTTGTCGTATTCTTCCAGTGAAATCTTATTGTCATTAAGTAAAACTCTGGCTTTCTCCAGGGAGATATTGTAGGCAGCCATCGGGTCAGACATTGAGCGCAATGCATCAGCCTCTTTTGTCCTGGCCTGACTTAACCGATTCAATGCATCAAATTCTTTTTGGATCGAATCTATTTGTTTGTCTGATGCCTTTTCCCATTCTTTTTGGGCTTTTTCTGACTCTTTTCTGGCATCGTCAATGCTTTTTGTTGTTGATAGATCGCCTTTATTAATTCTGCCTAGTGCTGCGTTATATTCCTTTTGCAACAGCTCAAGCTCTTTTGTGGCTTTGGTGGCTTTTTGAATGCCCTGGACCCAATCCGTGAAATCCTTTGTAGGTTTGTTCGTTGCCAAATATATCTTTGAAACCACATCAAAAAACTCAGTGGCTGAGATCTTTGATTCATCCAATTGCTTTTGTGCATCCTGGAGGGTTTTCAGCTGCGCAGAGTCAATACCAAAACCAGGTGCCAATAATTCCTGGCTATTTAGTCCGACAGCTTTGGCTGCAAATGGATTTTTGCTGCCGCTTTGTGCAGCCCTCTCATTGTCATCAAGATATTTTTTAGTTTCCAGCCATAACCGATTGAAAAATCCGAGCTTTTCAATACCCTCATCCAGACTATTAAGCAGACTCTTTCGCAGATCATTGCTGGCCACTTTAGCGATGGAGATGTTGAGCTCCATATTGGAAAGGATCAGCTTTCTAGTTTCATCGTCTGCTTTTTTGTAGGCATCGATTAATGGGTCCAATGTTTTACGATCAGCAAAATCAAAAGACTCTTTGAGCAGCTCAGTGGCTTTGCCAGCAGCTTTTGTGGCTTCCTCGAGCTTCAATGTTTCATCAGTCAGTGATTTAATAAATTGGACTACTACCGGGGCCAATGATGCAACCACACCAATGGCTGCGCCCCATGCTCCTAATCCACCCAGGAGCTGCGGAGCTTGCTGGCCAAACGCTCTGAGCGCATCTGTTCCCATCGATGTTTGGACAATAAAGTCCTGGAGCTGATAGCTAACATTCTGGACACCACGCTGCATGCCTCCAACTTTGGCTGTGCTATTTGCAGCTTGAGTCTGAAATTCTTTTAACTGCCCAGAGGCCGCTTGCATGTCTTTAATTGCCTGGCTTGCCTCAACCCTGACTTTATATAGTAATTCTGCTTCTTTAGCTTGTGCCATTAGAGAGATCTCTTTCTGATGTTGAATACGATGGCAGGCCACCTACCTTGAGGGCCGCTTGTTGGGTTTCTGTCATACCAAACATTTGAGATGCTGATGGCTTTGTATTTTGGTTTAAGCGATCGCACCACTTCATTGGTGACAGATAAATTTTTCCTAAACTTTCGGCCCTCTGATAGTGCCTTGACACCTCTGCGACCTTGCCGCCTTAATGCTTTAGTGGTGCCGGATGCCCAGTACCCAGCCTCCAAAAATCGTGCATAAACTTTGTCAGATGTGATTCGGACATCATCTTTGCCTGGGATTACATTTTCGAGGTCTTTGATTGTTGCTTTTCTTTCGTTAATGTAAACATTCCAGCTCTGCGCTATGTGGCCCTCTGGAGTCCTTGCAAATGAATACGAGAGCTGCCGAACCATATTGAGGGCCTCTTGCACTGCTTTGGTTAGCTGGGAATTTCCAACAGTAAACTCCCAGACTATGTTTCGCTTCATCTCATCTGGTGATCGTGATGGCCTGCCATCGACAAAAATCCCGGAGATCTCATTGCCTTTGCTGACTTGATCTGCGGCAGCATCACTACCGACCTGCCAGGCAAATGCCCGGATGCCATCAACACCCAAATCCAGGAATCCTTGAGTGACGGCAGCATCGGCATAAACCTTGCCACCAACCCTTAAAGTGAGATTGCTAATTCCCTGCATTTTGTTTGACAAACTCCATATCAAGTAATTTCAATGCGCTCAGTGCTGCCTCAGTCAATCCATACCGCTTCTGGGCCTCCCAATAAACCTCAGCTGGGATTGGTCCTATACCCATCCCTATATGTCTGGCAGTGCTGATCTCAGTGAAGATTTGCATCAGTAAATTTTCACCCTCACTAAAATCTGGCATAAGATCATCATCTTTTAATTTCCCTCTTTTCTTGAGTGATTCATAAAATGACATCTTGTCTGCCCAGCTCAATTGCCACCGAAAGGCCCTTATCAGTTTTTTGCTTCTTCCTCTAATTGCTTTTCATACTTTGGTAATGCATCTTTTGCTTTATTCCATATCTCATCCATTGCCAGGGGGTAATCGGCCCAGAATGTCTCCGGCTTTTTTACTCCATCAATCTTGATGATCTGACTTGCAAAAAACTCTTTTTGCTGCGCATCAATCACATCAAATGGTGATGCATTAATCTCACCATTTTTGATGACTAATCGTTTTGCCCAGCCCAGCGAGAACTGCTTATTCGCATTGATTGGCATTCTTACTGTCACCTTGACCTCTGGCGCATCATCTAAATCAAACTGCACACCCTCAATCAAACACAGTGGCAATTTATATTTTTCTAAACTCACAATCTCTCTCCTTTTTTTGTCTCTCTTAAATGGCGGCCGGGACACCTAGCGGAAAGAGAGACCAAACCGCCAGGCCGTGAAGGTCCCGGCCATTGATCTTTACCAGTAATAAATATCGAAATAACCAGAGTCCACTGTTTTAGCTGCGCCAGAAAACTCGATGGAAACTTGCTGATCTTGGCCTTTTGCGCCTGGATCTACAAAGGACAACTGAGCTCCACGAACCGCAACGATTAGTCCGCCATCTTGATTCTGTGCTCCATAGACAATAGACACTGGCTCCTGGGTGAGCTTCTTCTCTAATAAATACCAATTTTCATCAGAGATATAAGCAGATCCAGAGACAGTCACATTTGCTGTGCCTAGTGAATAGGTGCGAGGAGCCAGGCGGCCCATACAAACCTGGGGAGTCAATCCATTTTGCAAATCAATTTTTAGTGACTGTAAGCAAAAATCAGCGATCTCACCATCAATGAAAACACCAGAGATGTCTGATGTGGCATTAAATGGAGCCACTGTGGATGCTGGATCGATTGTGCGGCCATCGGTCATCACAGTAGATGCTGAATTGTCATAGCCGTTACCCATAAATCCAAATACAGCATCAGCAATTGCGCCATGCTGCATGTTGATTGACATTGTGTTTACGATCATCCCCAGGTAATCGATTGATTTTTCTGTTAGATCGGTGAAATCTTTACACATAGAAAATGACACAATGTCAGTGCCAACGGAAATCTTGGCTGCTTTGCTAACTATTGCAGTGATCTCTGATGTCTCGCTGGCGATCATCTCTTTGCCAATTGTGACCTCCAGGCCGCTGATGGATTTGACATAAGCCAGGCCGTTGTTTTTTTCCTCAGTAAATCCAGACAAAATGATTAAATCACCAGCCACTAAGTCTGGGGCATTTTCGAATGTCAAAGTCTTGCCAATTGGATCGACAACAATGGCCTCACCAGTGATCTCAACTGCTGCGGATGCAACCTTTTGCATCATTGCGGCACGAATAAAGTCTTGCTGCAATGAATCGGCAGCCAACTCTGTATTGATATCGCCACCAACATCGAGGCCAACTTGCACCTGGCCAGATGATGTGCGATCAGAGTGGATCTCTGTGCTGCGTACAGTTTGAGGTGTACCAGACAAAGACTCCGAGATGAATCGTGCTGTTTTGAAATTGCCAGTGGCAGGAGTCACACCATATGTGGCCTCCTCAATGGCATTGATTTTAATTGCGTTACTTGAGGACATAATGACTCCTATTTGATTGATTGATAAGACATGACTAAAACAAATCCATTCCACTCACTCGTCTTTTCAATTGCAGGTGGCGATTGGGACAATGTGGGTGATACGGATTCGATGACTAGGCAATCGAGGCGAATTCCCCTCAACAGCTTTTGTAATTTGTCTCCCATAACCAGGACATGCTTAGATGCCCATCCATTTGGGGTGACGATGTGAAAAAAGACTGTGCCAGTTTCATTCCAAAAATTGGCAGGCATAGACTCAACACGCTCATTCGCCTCAACATACTCAATGCCGATCCAGGCATCAGTATTGTTTTGTGGGATTGATGAGATATCTTCGTGATCATCGATTACATAAAATTGAGTTTCAGTCCAATTGACTGCCATCCAGTCCTCGATTTGATTGCGAACATATAAAGAGCTCATCCAATGACCCTCACTTCGGTCGCATATTGCGCATTTGATGACATCCTGGCCAAACTGTTCACAGCCTGCGGGACATAAGGTTTGCCTTGGATGATTAATCGATCACTTTTAATTTTGATCTGATAGCCAGCCAGGTCTCGATTGAGGATCAGCACTCGATGCGAATTCTCTGGGATTGCGCCAGACAATAGGTCTGCTGGATTGTAGGCACTGATCACAGCCTTAACTGTTTTTTGCGCTTTGTATGTGGGTGGTGTAGTGCTTTGATCCAGTGACTGGATCTCAATGTCTGATCCATATGAATCAAACATCCTGGCATGCATTGCTGCGATGAGTGTGGTGTTAAGCATACCGATTGCGATGCATCTCGAGCACTTCGATCACCTGAGCTGGAATTGGGCCAACTGCCCCATCATTCGAGCCAGATCCAGAGCCGGTCTCATAAGAGACTTTCGCCACACCATAGATCTCCTCAGACTTTATGGCACCTGTGGCCACACTAGATCCACCAGATTGAATTTCAAAATACATGGCAGCAGCTGTGTCCACTTGAGCCTTAATCGCCCAGGCTGGCAGCGGGTTAAATCCGCCTGTGTATTTAGCCAGGAGATCGCCAGAAAACAATCCATTGCGGCAGCGAACTTGGCCGGTCGATTTAACCAGGAGCACATCGGCAGCTGCGAAAGTGCGTAGGCCATCAAGTGTCTCGATTGACTCAATCTCTTTGACTGGGTAATTTTTCAGATCAATGGTGCCTTGGAGGTTTGCCTCGAGGTATTCCTCAAAGTCCCCCTGGGTTAAGGTGCGATCCAAATATGTCTCGATATATTCAAGGGATGCATCCAGGAGCGATTGCAGCTGCACATCCTGGGAGTCATCCTCGATCTTGAGAATGAGTTTGAGCAATTCTAGGGCTGTCATGCTGTGCGCTCCATTGCCTCTTGCACCAATGTATCGACATAAGATTGACCTGGAGCACCTGGCTCACCTTTATCCCCTTTGTCACCTTTGACTGGGAATACAAACATCTTCCACTCTGTGCCAATGTTGATCAGTGTCTTTGCATCTTTGATGATGACATCGCCTGGCTCATAGGTGGCATCCTTTGAGAATGCGCCCTTAAACAATGGGACTGCGAACTTAAATTCATTGGACACCTTGAGACCATCAGACATCTCCACAGAGATGGCGAATTTGCGCTCATCTATCTGGGTAATCTCAACTCCATTGATGCCATTTACTAGGCATGTGTATGCACCTGGATCTTGATCTGGGGTGCCATTGGCTTTGCGATCAGTGGTGAATAAGCCACCACGATGACTGACCACTACATTCTTGTCCACTTTCTCGCCATCAGCGATTGGCATGGCAGAGACCACGAATCGATCTTTACCATCCTGGCCATCCTTACCATCCTGGCCGCTCTTGATGTTTGCAATGGCTGCTGTGAACTCTGCCTCGAGTGCGCTTAGTTTTGCAGCATATTGGGCCTCAGTCTCTTTGACTAATTCTGAGATTGCATCGAGCATTGGAATGGTTTTGGCATCAAGCATTGCGCATTTTTCCTGAGAGGTAGGCCTTGACCAGCATCTTTGCCTGGGCAGGATCCACTGGGTCTGCTGGCTTTTCTGGTGTTGGTTGATTGATTGCAGGAGTCTCGCCTAGTGGCACCATCTGCTGCTGCATGTATGGCTTATCGCCACCATCCATTGGTGGCAGACCCTCCATTGAGCGCACCTCATTGGGGGTGTAAATTCCACCCTGGATGGCTGTCCCATAAGACTCCATCCTTTCCTTGTAGTTTGCTCTGAGTAGGATCTTTTCATCCAGGTCGATCTCCTGGGTGGCTGGCAACTCAAACAGCTTTGCCAGAGATTGCTCCAGGTGAGAGACAGTCCATCCCAGGCCAGTGGCCAGCCAGTGGCTGATCAGCTGCTCTGTGTTGTTATAGGTGGCCTGCTTCATGGAATTGACTAGGGAGAGCGGCACACCAAACACTGATGTGATGCCCTCCACTGTCATATTGTTTGCCTCGATCAATTGGCTGTCCTGGCTGCTCATCGACACCTGCTGCCACTTGAGGCCAGAGCTCAGAATCGGGGTTTTGCCAGCATTAAAGCCTTGGGATTGCGCATCCCAGGCATCTCGCAGCCGTTTGGTTTGGTCTTGATTTAATGCCAGATCAGTTTGCAGCACACCAGATGGGACACCTTGATTCTGAAAGAATGTCAGGGTCTTTTGTGCGATGGAATTATTCGCACCAACTTGAGCTGATGCGAACTGAATTGGAGAGACACCTTTTAATGGATTATCCAAGCATGCTAATTTGACATGCAGCATATTCCTGGCTGGGATAAATGCAGTGGGATCAAAATTTGCTGGGGTATATCGTTGATCGCCAATCGAATACACAATATCGCCGGACTCTGGCAGGCGATATGCATTCACTGATTTTGGATTGAGCAGCCACATTTCGCTGATCTCGGTGCGGGCATTGCGCACACAATACGCATAAAAATTGCCATCGAGGTATAGGGAGCGCAGGGCATTGTATAAAAACTCGATCCCTGTTGTGGTCTCATTCGGTGAGCGCATTACACGCATCGCATTGCTATTTTTTACTATCTTTTTTGCGCCATCTTCGCTGATCTCATAGTGATGCAAAGGCATCTGAGAGACAGCTGTGGCAATACGCTGCACACAGGCCTCGACTACTGCATTGCTGCCAGCATCGAGTGGATTTTTGCCAGCCTGCCACCAGCCGATATCCCAGCTGCGATCAATAATGCCAACATCCCTGGTGTTTACCAGGGATTTTTGCTTAAAAGGCCAGAGAGCCATCAATTAGCCTTTGCTGGAGGAGTCTCTGGAGCAGCTACTGCAACTGTGGCATCGAGTGTCACACTTGGGCTGCCATCCTCTGGGTGGAATGTGACTGTGTAATCACCCTCTGCTGCATAAGTGTGGCCAGCCTCACCATTGGCAGCGTAAAAAGTTTTTGTATCACCGAAATTGTAGAGGCCACCCTTACCAGTAGGGGTCGCATCAAAATGCAATTTCATTGGGTTATCAGCATCCACTGTGAATGCGATTGAATATGTCAGATTAGCTTTTTGAGTCCCTGTGGGATATGGCAGATCAGTGCCTCGCACATTGGTTGCATCAAAAAAGCCTTTTGCTTTCATCTCAGCCATCTTGGACTCTGTCCTGGCCTGGTGAAATGTGCCAACTTTCCTGCGTAAATATTCCCACATCAAATAGGTGCTCATTTTTTATCCTTTAGAAAAGGGGGAGAGCTTTTGGCCCTCCCCTTTTTTATTACCAGGCCACGCCTGTCAATGCTTGAACCATGCCATCTCTGCGCATTGCCCATGACAGAGGCATTTGCATGCGAACTGCCACCAGAGCCTGCTGATACAAAGATGTCACTTGAGCTGTTGCAACACCAGGGATGATGTTTTTGTTGCCAGCGATTTTTGGCTCTGCACCAATGTCATTGGCCTGCACGATTGTTGCTGTGTCAGACACTTTGAACTCAGGAACATCAAACGCAGATGCGAATGCTGCGGCATCGATTGCGATTACTGTGCCAGCTGGGATGTTGTTTGATTGGATAACTTGATAACCCATCAAACCGCCGCTTGCCACATTCGGGAATACGAATGCGCCAGTCGCTGTGGTTACAAAAGACAGACCCATTACTTGATCTGGATTCATCAATAAAACCAACTTCTGGCCGCCATTGGCTGCGAGAATTGGTTTTACGAGTGAGCGCAAGTCAGCCAAGATGTCAGCTGCTGTATCACCGCTTGATGTGCCAGGTGTAACACCATTCAAAAGACCTGCTGGGCGAACTGCGCTGCCTGCAACTGCATCGATCAATGTCTTGTCGATGGTGTATGCAGTGTCCAAAAGGATCTGATTGGTCACAAGTGCTTGAATGTTAGGGATGGAGCTCTGCAAAATCTGCTCAGAGAAATTGGAGATCACTGCCATGCGATAGCGATTCAATGTTTTGCTTGCATAGGTTGTGCGCTTAACTGGAATCAATTGCGCCTCGCCCACGAATGAGCCAGCCAGATCATCCATACCGCCAGCGAATGTCGGGAAAGTGATCGATTGA